GTGCTCAATACATAACAGTTTGGTGGGTGAAGTTACTAATGCTTTGCCATCCGTACCGTAACTAAACCAAAGACCATACTTTTCCTCTATGATGAAGCAACCATCAACTACTTCAGATGTCTCCTGATTCGGGGTCTTTGTTGAAACCGAAGGGGAGAGATTCGTCGTCATCATTTCTCAGTTTGTGTGCTAGTTGACAAATAGTTTCCATTACTTTTAGGGTATCTTCAGTGGTGCTACCCTCTGGCATCTCTCGCAGAACAACCTCAAATAGTGGGAAGAATTGATCTGCTGCCTTTTGCACTTCCTCTGGAGTTAGAGGATCTTTGAAACTCATAATTACCTCTTGATTGTAGAGATGGCGGCATCACCTTGCTCAAAGATGATGTCAACCACACGTTGTACTTTTGCTGCTGTGTGAACACCAACATTGCCATATGTAGGGACATTAACAAGTCCGAAAGTCTTGTTCTTACCCAGTCGGATAACACGTCCGACAGTCTGTGCAATCTCAATGTAATCCATGCTGCGCAACATAATGCAGGCAGACAATCCATGCACATTGATACCCTCAGACAGGATAGAATGATGCAGCACAATGAATTTCTTGTGCTCATCTCTACCCCATGCATTCATTGTATCAAAGAATTGATCACGATCGACTTTCTTACCATCAATAAATGCACCATGCTTGGATGTAATCCACATGACAGAATAGTCTCTCTTGATCATCTCAAGCATGAACATTGAGTCACTGATGAGATTAACAATGTCCTTGGTTTTCTTAGCACAAACAAGGACTTTATCCATGCTCTCGTTGTTATCAATGCTCTGCAGCAGATGATCACAATCTCTCTGTGGTACAGTCATACCCATGCCAACATGTTGCATCTCTTGAACAACAACCTTAGGAGGCAAGATGTAACCACCTTCAACCAACTCAGGTGCAGGAACTTGTGCAATCACATTGCCATAGATCTCTGCATCATTCATTCCTGGTTTGGTAATAGTAGCACTATGCTTAGGAGTAGCAGTAAAGAAAAAGCACCGCAACTCATCCAAAGAACTAAAATGTGCGGTAGCAGGAAAGAAGTTACGTTTGACACTATTGTGAGCCTCGTCGAAGTAAATTGTGAATACGTTGATACCAGCATCCACAACTTTGTTCAATGAGTTGTAAGTTGTAAAGATAAACTTGTTACCTCTAGTGAACTTATCCCACAATTGAATTTGCTTTGCTTTGGTGGTACTGAAATGTTGTGTCTCACCACTGTGAACATGCAACACACTGACATTATCAATGTGCTCAAGAAACTCAGAAGACAGTTGCTCTGCAAGCATAATGCGTGGTGCAACAACAACAAAGGTGCTAGACTTGCAGTTCTCCATAACAGTAATGGAGTCCTGAATCATGCACATTGTCTTACCACCACCCGTAGGGACGATAACCTGTCCTTTGTCATTAGCAAGCATTGCATCAAGAGCACGTTGCTGATGGGGACGTAGGTTGATCACAGTGGATTGCATCGATGAACATAGTATAACCCCCTTGCAGGGGATTCTAGAGCACTCTAAGACAGTTAATAAAGTGTCCCTGATACCCTTGACAGAGTTATTCTACTAAGTTATTGATCATTTGTCAAGTAAATGGTCCTTCATGTTCTTCAATTAACTTCAACATCTCATCATATTGATCTTCGTGAATTGGTGTACCGTTAGGTAATCTCTTTAGATAAATTGGCAAGTCTTTGTTAGGTTCATCAACTGCACCTTCTTCAATCCATTGTTCAAAACTACTCTCATCTTGTGTCCATTTACCAATGGGACAGGTTTCATACGTCATTGATACTTTTGGTTTGACATAACAACCACATGCCTTACATCTACCGGCATCTGCTTCAAACCTTTCACAACCTTTACATATCTCATATCTCTCTAATTGTGTCTCTGTAGATGCAAGAAGTCTATTACCTTTGACTACTCTTGACACAAATTCATGCAAAGATACACCTAAGTTCTTCAGTTGTTCATCTAATGGGGGATACTCAGACATAATAAAAGCAAATCTATACTATCTAGGGGATATGTTGCAGGAACTTGATGATAACAACTCCCTGTCCAGCAGCAATTGCTTGACCAGTAACATTGTCACCATTCTGTCTCCTACCACGTCCAAATGTTCCCTCTCCCATATCACCAGGAGTTGTAGTAACAGAGCAATTGAGACAAACAGCAGCCCAACCTGCACCACCTCCACCACCAGATCCAAAGTGTTCACTATTTCCACCAATTCTGATGTTTACTGGTAAACCATCACCACCTTCTCCACCAATACCAGCATACGGACCTGTTGAACAGTTTGTTGCACCACCATTAGGGAATGCAGCAGAACATCCATCACCAGTCGTTGCACCATTGCCACCATTACCAATAACACCAGCACCACCTGCACCACCAATAGCACCGTTAGGAACAACACTATTAGTGCCAGGAGTTCCACCAGCATGAGTTACATCAGAGATTACACCTTGAGTGTCATTAAACTCTACAACTCTGCCACCCTGACTGAATTGAGAATTAGCACCATTTGCTGCTAAGAAGAAACTACCACCATTATGTGTGATGGTTGATGCAGCACCAGCGCCACCAGTGTGAACAGTATATTCACCACTAGGTAGCACAACATTCTGTCTATATTCTACTCTTCCTCCTCCACCACCAGTTGCACCACCAGGGCTAACTTCCGATCCACCACCAACAACTAAGATGTCAACTCTTTGTGTTTGTGAGATAGCAACAACTGTAGATCCAACACCAAGGAACTCCCACACTTGATTGGTTCCAGCATAACCAACTGTCACCTCACTTCCAGCATTGGTGAATTCAAATACAGGTGGTGTTTCTGTTCCCCTAATATCACCTTTAGGGAAATCCATGAACCCATAATTACCACGCAACGCAAATCCAGATGCACCACCATTAGTTGGTGCAGTACATTCAGATGGTGAAATAGCACTACCATTACTACCTGCCAGACCCCAATCACCACCGGCACCACCATTAGCGCCAGGAGTTCCTGCTGTTGAGTTAGTACCTGCAGGACCAGGTGCGACAGGAGGACCACCTGAAAGAGACGCAGTTAAGTTATCAGCACCTCTACCCCATCCACCTGTTCCACCGATACCAGCAGCACCACCAACGGCAGGACAATAGGTGTAATAAGTACACTCCTGCAATGGATTATTAGGCAACCATGGATAACATGCAGTCAGCACACCACCAGGACATGGACCACACGAACCACCAGACAGAGAGTGAATAAAATAACTACCACAAACATATGGTGCTCCGACACCAGGTTGACCGTTTTGTCCTGCACCACCGCCTCCACCACCTGCATAGATTATGCCGGTAGTATTAACTAAAACTCTTGCACCAGTTGTATTACCATTGGTGACATCAATAGCATCACCACCATCACCACCATCAGTGTTAGATACACAACTTCCTTGCGCAGCACCTCTACCAGCACCACCACGAATAGTGCCATCAACTACAATTTTAATATTGTAATATGATGTGGTTCCTAAACCAACAGCAGCAGTTGTATCATCATGAGAGTCACAAATAGTATTTGTGAAGATACCAACGTGCTTACGAATATTGAATTGTAATTCTGTACCAAATGCACCCACGTTGGTTACATTTAGTGGTGTTCCATCAGAGTTACCATCTACATTGAGTCTAATCTCTCTTACTGCACCAATTAGATCGACAGGTGTTAGTGAACCTTCAGAGGGAACACCAACATTATATGATGACACACCCACAACAGGGTCGTGTGGAATAGATCCAATACCTAAAGTGTAATCTAAGAAGCAAGATCCAAAGTTTACTGGTTCATTTGCCTCGAAGAATCCAAATTCTCTCAAATCAGCAAATGAAAATCCACCGACAGTCGAATTGCCGACGAATACTTGTCTTGCGGTAACTCCGAATGATAATGGCATTTTAAGTAGATGTAAAGGTGAGAATATTATTAGTTACATTAGTTGTAATTGTGTCACCATTTGAATTAATGGGATACACTTCTATTCTATAGTTATGTGTTCCACTTGGTGGACATGGACCACCCCAACCATTTGCTCTATCTCCAGTACCAAAATCACTTGTAGCAGGTGATCCTGTTGGATTACCACTACCCCAATTAGCATTTTCTGCTAAAGAGTAAGTGCCAGGACTTGCAGATATGGTAGTTACATACCAATGTCTAAAATGTCCACTTCTACTACTACCAGGTCCACCATCAATATCCCAGCATTCTAATCTCAATGAGGTAACTTCTGAGTTAGATCCAGTAACAGTCCATGTTAATTGAGGACTGTTATTACTCCCACTACATTGTCCACCAACGTTATTTTTATGATCACCAGGAATTGCCTGACCATCAGTAAATGAAGTGGTTGTTAATTCAATAGTTAGAGACTCTTCAACACCACCAGATGAGAATAGAATTTGCTGCGAAATTGACATTATGAAACATTCCCACTGGCAATAACTTCATTACCATTAGTAGTAATACAAACTAAATTACAAATACCTCTTGCTGCTAAAGTTCGGTTACCTGTTTGAGTTGTACCTGCCATTCTAAGTGTAAGTCCTGCTCCTTGAGTGATAGTTACACTACTAGCACTGTTATTGTAAAGTGTGATCACATCACCTTGATCAAATGTTCCAGAAGCAACTGTAATAGTATTATCAACTAACAAAAACTGTCCAGAATCTCCCGTTATAAGAGTGTATATACCTGCTTGAGATCTAGCAGTAATTTGTGGATGTCTACCTTGAATCTCACTAGTAACACTTAAAATACCTACAACAGATGTTGTTGTTGCTTGTATGCTAAGTTCACCAGAACTTTCAATGGTGGGAGTTCCGTCAGCACCAACTATATTAAAATCTCTTACACCAAAACTAGTTTGCATTGATCTTAGTTTTTTCTGTATTTATGCAGTGGTTATGCCAATTGGAACACCGGTAAACTTGAGACCTGCTCCTGTCACACTCATCTTGGAGATTGGTTCACTACCTGTAAGTTTATCCCAAATGACTGTAGGACCATTAGGATTTTCTAATGTGTAATCATCCAACCAATTAGTATCATCCAAAGATCCTGATTCTTGTCCATAGTAAAATTCAGTGCTTGTTACAATGCCACAGGATTTAACCCAATTCTTTACATCAACATAATTCCAAGAACGATTATATTCCATTTTTGTTGCAACAATACCAGCAGCAACTGGTGTGGCAGAACTTGTACCACTAAATCTAGTATCTCTACACTTTGCTGAAGTTACTCCATTCAACATATAATATCCATCAACTCTATCATATTCTGTATAGTAGTACGAATCTTGTGACATTGCAGACATTGTGTAATGTGCTGCGGCATAACAATCAACTGCTTCACCTTTATTAGAATAGTTTACCTGACATTCTTTACTGGTAGTGCTGTGATCAATGTTATCTAAAGCACCAATAATGATAGTTTTAACTGTTTGATCTCCGGCAATCTGATCATTGTTTGTATAGGTGGCACCAATCTGTTGAGGATATCCAATCCTATTGTAAGTCATGTAATAATATGTTCCAGTATAACCACTATAACCCTGTGATGATGAAAGACTTGTGTTCTGTCCCCCACCAGAATAATTATCATAATCAGGATGATCACTGTAAACCATCTTTTGAGTGTGATTGCCTCCTGCACACAAAAATATTACTCCAGAATCAATTAATTCATCACCTGCTACAACATGAGAATCAGTTTTTAGATATGGAGCCATACGTTGGTTTCCATAGAAATTACTTGCCAGGTTAGGTTTATTACTATAAAATACACCATTAACAGCACCGGTTGTCCCTGTTCTATAGAACCAATAACTATTGGTTGGTGGTGTATATCTGTGACCCCAACTGTTAGAAGATACCGTTGGATCTTTAGTTCCGTATGCAGGATTTACTGGTTTAACTTTATGGAAAACTGTTTGAAAATCATGTCCTGCCGCATATCCAGCATTATTAGCACCAAACATATTCAAATACCATTTGTTGGCGTTATACGCCCACCCATATTGTCTACCGTAAACTTGTGATGCGCAGGGTGTTCCATGCCTTCCACCACCTGTTGGGTAAGATTGATTATCTCCACAAACAGATGCTCTAGTATAACCACTAGGCACAGCAATAGTTCCAAAGTCATCATCACCAGTTGCTGTTCCACCATAAGCAGGTGATACAAACTTAGATGATCTAGCGGTAAGTTGATTAGTAGACCACCATGCTCTTGCAACAGATTCTACAGGTACAGTAGTCCCATCCCAACGAGTAGTGAGTCTATTTGCAGCATCGGCATCGAAAAATGCTTGATCAAGATAATATGGACCATCAAGAACTAACTCTAATAAATCACATGTCCCCCATCCATTCGATATACCTTTTCTTGAGAACACGTTTCCGCCTTCATAATCTACAGGCACCTCAGATCTAGAAATAGTACTGATTCCAAGATGATTTTGGAATTCAATATGTCCAAACCAACAGTTATCATCACATACAATACAATCTACATCTCTACCGGTTCCATAATGAGAACCTATGTCTTGAATTTCAGTATATTCATTTGCCTGCCATATTGGTGGGTTTTGAAGTTGTTGATGTCTTAATTGTTGATAACCAGATCTATTGAAACTAGATGCTGGCGGATTACTTACAGGACACCAAGTGCTATCTTGCACTCTACCATGAGTAACAGGTTCATTATATCTTCTAGTTCTTTCAACGTATGCAACATCATCTGGATCTACAAAATAAGTGCCAGGATATGCAGCAGCATTAACTTCACAACCAGCAACTAATTCGTGGTTCTGTAATTGTTGTGCTTCTGTTGCAGTCAGAATAGGTCCATATCTTCTAGGACTATTCCTATGCTCATTCCATGCACTTACAGATCTACTTGGAATTAAAGGTTCATCAGAATTCTCATCAGACAACAAATTAACTATTGCAGTCTTTTCAACTTGAGAATTGAATGTCAGTACATACTCTTTTTCTACCTCAGAATCAGATGGTTCTTTTGCTAAGGTATCTTTATATTCTTCGAAAGAACTAAAACTTACTGGGAATGACATAATATCACCTTATTGTTTTTCTGCTGATATAGTATTCCATAGTGCCAGTTACTCCTGTGTTTGGAGTGGCATTTAGATTTAAGTTATTGGTGGCAATAGTTGCAGCAATAGAAACTAAAGGTGTTCCAGTATTGAACATAATACCGTATTCTTGGGAGAAAGCATTAGTGCCATTACTCATCACTAGAACTTTCTGCGCCTGCATATTGTTACCTTGATTGAAATGCAAGGTATACTCTACAGTGCGAACTAATTGATTGTTGTTAGCTTCAGTGATCGTGTCGATTGTCTGCTCTGTGCCTGCAGATGCAGTCCAACTACCTGTGCTGATAGTATCACCCATGATATGGATTCTACCAACCATTCCAGAGTGAACTGTGCATTGATAGAACAGAAGATCTGGTGCATCATGTTGAACATTAAATTCAATATCACCAGTTGCTGCACCATTATTGGTAACACCATCATTGTATGCGTTACCATTCTCATTCCATCTAATTTGGAATGGGTGACTACCACCAGAGCTATTAGTAAACTTGTATTTTTGTCCTCTCAGTAAGTAGAGATCTGGGTCATTCTCTGAACCATCTTGACCTGGACCCGTGAATAGATATGCAGTCGAACCATTAGAAGTTACATTCCATGTTACCTGGATATTACTAGCAACGGTGCTAATTCCACCACCACCTCCTCCACCAGTTGCTGTTACTGTACATACACCAGCAGATACAGCAGATACGGTTAGATTAGTATCAAAATTAATTGTGCCTGTAGTGCCTCTAGTTGTTCCACTGTCAGCAACAGTAACACCTGCACCAGATCCTACTACGTTTGTTAGTCCAGAACCATCACCAACAAAACTACTTGCAGTCAATATACCAACATTGACTTGCTCAGTTCCTAAACCAATTGTACCGTCTTGTTCTTTATTGACTAATTCCCACCAGTTTGATGAGTGTGCGAAATATGCTTTGTTTCGAGCATGGACATGAGCAAATGCACCATGGAACGTCGCAGCACTAGGTAAATCACTAAAATTAGTATATAAGAAAGGGATGGCATTGTTAGTTGCTGCACCGACAATTCTATTTGTGAATGTAGATACTCCAGTTACATTCAGTTGATTAAAATGTGATGTTCCAGTGGTGGCAATACCAACAGTGCTACCACCACCTCCACCACTAACTTCACTACCACCAACATAAAGAGTTGTAGCTGAAATAACACCAACTACATCTAAGTCACTTTTTGGTTGTGTAGAACCAATACCAACTCTGTCATTGGTAACATCAACGAATATATTATTACTCGCAACTAGGTTACCGGTGTCCCTTGTCTTGTTACCCATTTATCTATGGTTGTTTTGTTTATATTTATCCCCTTGGGTATATAGCACCTGTCATGGGTCTTCTACGTGTCATCCAACCAGTTCTAGTATTCCTATTAATATGAACATCAAGAGCATCAAATAATTTATGGGGTGGGATAATTTGTCTAGGATTTACAGTAAATGCTGCTGTTGTAGCTACTTGCCACCTATTAGCATTATTATAATCCATATCTGTCAAACCCTGATTCACACTCATATCTGTGGAAGAATAATTTGCCATCAGACTGTCCTCCCACAGAATGCAAGACCAATTGTATGTCCTGTACTAGTGTCATTTCTATACGATGCAGAAATAATAGTATAAACTTCAGAACCACTCACTGTAATTGTATCCCACTGCTGAATATCTTGATCGGGAACATTGTACTCAAAACTAATATATGCAAAATCATCTGGCAAATAATATGGACATGGAATCCATTTTGTGCAGATGGGAATACCATTCCAAATAGCATTATAGTTCATACTATCAGGAAGATTATCACTCGGAGCTGGAGAGAATCTTCTAGGTGCTCCCTTGTGTCCCCAATATCCATCTTTGTCAATATGATAGAATGCGGGGTCTTCTACAGATGAACCATATCTGGTACATGGGAAGTACTCGTTTTGTTTATAATCATTTTGTATTGCATAACTGGTGGATGCGGTGTTATCCATACTGGTAAATCCCGTCTCGGCAGAACGGAAACCATGAACATTAGCAAAATTACTTACACCTTGTGGACCAAAGTATGTCCGTTGAAGAATTGAAGGATTGTTTGATGTTCCAGATGCTGTGGGTAGAAAATGAGTTGCTCCGGTCAGGAAAACGTCATCATAATCCCATAAGGCAGAATCATAATCATGTAAGAAGAACGTGGCATATGTATTATCGTCAAATGCTTGGCTAGGTCTATCTGGTTGACTGAATGATATTACTGCAAACCTAGGATCTAAAGTAGATCTAAAGGTACAGACATCCAATCCATATGCATTACTACCAGTAACAACGAAGTCATCACCAATATCACCACCAAGGATGCTTTCGGTGGGTTCATCTCCAGAACCATTCAAACCAAATGAAGAATCACCAGTTCTATTAGTAGTGGTGTCACCAAGATCCATATTCGCAGCACCTCTAAAAGAGTTTGCTTCTCCTCCACCACCAATTTGATTATTATCACCATTCTGATCGGTAAAATCTAATGGCCAGAATGAAGAACCAACATAAAGTGTTGCTTCAGTATCACTGGTCATTTGGAAACCATAATAAGTATCACCATATGCTTTATTAGGAGCAATGGTTTTTCTCATCACACCCCATGGTTTAGGACTAGTTAAGTCAGAATCATACCAAGTTAATGTTGTTCCATAACTAACAGCACTTGTTTGAACTTGTACTGTCATATCTGCAGCACCAAGTCCATTTCCACCCATTTGGAAAGCAGGAATTGTTACAGTCTGTCCATTAGTATATCCGTGACCACCACGTTGAACATGCACTTGCTGAACTACTCCACCAGTTCCCCTTTCGATCAAGAAACTACAAGTATGTGCAGATCCAGCACCAGTTTCATTTACATAACAATTAGTGGAATTAGTACCAGCAGCAGAAACTACGGTGCCACCACCACTATATGTTGTGATACCAGTCACAACACCTGTCATAGGTCCGCCATGCCACTCCAACCATGAGAAAGTATCTTCCATCATGGTGACAACATCAGTGCGTCCGAAGCCTAAAGCTACTCTTTCTCTATGTGTCGTGATTGCCATTTATACTAGTCCTCTAATTGAAGAAGTGTGATTTCTACGTTGATTGCGGTTGTAACTCCACTAAAGTTACCGATACTACAATACATTGTATTTGTAGCCGGTTCATCTAGATTGCCACCCATGACAAAAGGAGAATAGATAAAGTTAGTATTATTTGCATCAGAAACAGCCTCGGCAATAACTCCTGAGTTTGCAGCAGGATCTACTCCCTGAGGTCTGTTTGCATCATTAGTTCTAGATGTGCTATCAGTATATATGCGAAGCCATGCGTTGTGGTTTCCATTGGGGTTCACTGTGTTGTTACCAGTGAGAATACCAACTCTCATCATACTATATGATTTGAATGCTTCAATTTCAAAATTAGCAGTTGCTCCATCAGCAATAGCAGTTGAACCACCAGATACAACTGTTCTTGATGGGTTGGTATTAGTAACAGTGACTGTTGCACCAACACCAGATGCAGTAACGGTAATGCCAGCACCAACAAAGTTGAAATGACTGACTCCTGCACCCAACAGATTGCCTTCATCACGAATAGTAATACCTGTGATTCCAGCACCAGTGCCTCCACCACCACCTGTTGCAGTGACAGTGCAAACACCAGCAGATACAGCAGAAACAGAAAGATTAGCACCGAAGTTAATTGTGCTAGCAGTTCCTACTCCTGTGTTACTGTCTAAGATGTGAACTGCACCAGGTGCTGCTCGAAGTCCAATAACCTCAATAATATCACCCTCATTAGCACCCTCATCTAGAGTAATAGTAGTTCCGTTTGTAGCAGTATATTCAGACTCACTAAGTTTTGCACCATTCAGGAATACATCAACGAATCCTACAGTGTATGTTCCATTGAATACCGTCTGATTATTTGTTGCAGTGGTTTCTGTTGCAACCTTCTCAGCAAATGCACCTGTTCCTCCTCCACCACCACCGCCGGTGATAGTAGTGCTTGTAATGTTGGATATTCTACCATTGCTACTAACAGTAATTACTGGTACTTGTGTAGAACTACCATATGTTCCTTGAGCAGCACCAGTCAAATTAGTTAGATTTCCACCAGCACCAGTGTATGATGTTGCAGCAACTGTTCCTGTTACCTGAACACCACTATTGGTGGTTTCCAGTTTGATAGCACTACTACCATAATATAGTCTTACAGGATTGCTATTTGTTGGTTGTAATCTAATATCAGAATTATTTCCAATATAAACTTTAGGACCACTTCCACCACCAGCTTGAATCTGGAAATGCGAATTAGGTCTAAAGATTGAATTATTGTCAATTCGGGTTCTAGCCCCTGTCATTGGATCAGCACCAATATACAGGTTATCATATACATGCAAGTCATCTGAGAAAGTATTAA